ACATAATTTCAGTCAAACAAGCAAGAAGATTAATCTCTTGGTCGGCAACAAAAGCAGATTGATACTGATACTTAGCAATAACAAGAACGGCGGCGGCAATAGAAGGTCCGTCAAGAACATCGTACAAGGAGTCATAGATACGACGCAAAATGATATTGATGTCATTATCCAAATTGGAAACAACCCACTTACGAACTTCGGGGAAGTTCTTTTCCTTTAGATGCTTGTTAAGTTCATTTACAGAGATATCTGAGAAAGATGCAAGAATTCCAGAGTCTATTTCTCCACTAACTGAATATCTTTGACATTCATTGGTAACCCTTCTAAAGTCTGGAAAATGCTTGTTTATCAGTTCCGCAAGGACCTTCGGATCATATCGGACGCTCTCCGCATCCAAGATGTTCTGTAGACGCTTGAAGAAGGATCCTGCCAACTTGGTCTTTTCTTTTCCTTTGATTGTGAAATCGATGACGGCACATCGGGAATGGAGGGGTTCGATGATTTTGTTCTTGTAGTTGCAGGTAAAGATGAATCGGCAATTACCAGCAAATTCCTCAATAAACGCCCGTAAGAGGAGTTGAACATCGTTGCTCGTGTTATCTGCTTCATCAATAATGATGACTTTGTGTTTAGCATCTGACGAAAGTGAGACGGTCGAAGCGAAGTTTTTCGCATTGTTTCGGACAGTATCGAGGAATCTACCTTCGTCGGATCCGTTGATGACATAACAATCTACTCCCAATTCATTACATAATGCCTTTGCCACGGTGGTTTTTCCTACACCAGCAGGACCACAAAGAAGCAAGTTAGGCAGTTCGCCACTATTTAGAAAATCCTGAAAGGTCTTTTTAGTCTGTTCAGGAAGAATACAATCTTCAATTGTTTTTGGGCGGTGTCGTTCACACCACAGAAAATCACTCATAATAAATCAAATCCACGAAGGTCGTCTTTGGGGCATACGGAGATAGTTATCCGCAACCCAGGGTTTTGAGGCAATATACCTCTTATAAGCAGTGAATGTATCAATACTATCATCATACTTCCATTCATCGGGCATAGCACGAACAAATGGAGTCACTTCAGTAATCTTACCTTTAGGGAAAAGATAGTAGGCAGTTACAAGGGTATTGTAGCACGAATGAGTTTTTCCATAACGAACAGAATACTCATCACAGAGGTTCATACCCCACTTGATTAACCAATAGGCATTATCAATTGATTCTGCTGCCCACCTGGTGCAGGGATGATTACGGAACGCACCTTTTTCAGTCGAATATGGACTTCCATCTTTTTTGGGAAGAGTCCCGTAACCGTGACCCCATTTCTCAGATGCTACGATAGAAAGCATCTGACAACATTCGAGTGCCATTTTTGTTATGTGACGGTCAGGAAGTACGATTGCGGACTCTGACGGAAATGGAGAAGTGACGAATATATTCATCAGAAGCAGTATTTTTGAACTACATATTTTACCTTATCAGGTTTATCTTCCATCCAAAATGCTTCATGCTCTAAGTGTCGAACACTTTCTCCAGCGATAGAAACAGCATTTTTAATATCATTTTTTCTATTGTTCGAGATAGGCATGTCCGACAAAGAAATTCCAAATGATTTTAAATGTCCATTTTTACATACTTGTGCAACATGAACAGATTCGTGATAAAGAGTTTCATTTATATAATGTGTAGGATCTGGTCCAGATTTAATTCGGTCAGTGCAAAGTGTCATAGTTTTGGTACTTGACTGATACCATCCATAAATGTCATGCTTCCTACAAATAGGAGTGTTTTCAACCACTAGAACTTTCTTAGATATCATATTGTAAATATCAAGTCCTTCTGTGGAAAGATAAAGTAAAAATTGCATTATTCAAATGTAGAATCAGGTTCTAGTGCAATCCAGTAAGAGAGATTATGCTTAGTGTTAGTAAATTGTGATAGGAGTTTCCGCGACACAACCACATCATAGGCGCCAGAGATAATCTTACTAATGTTCTCAACCTTGAAGTTAAAAGTAAATTGTTCACTAGTTTCGCCAACAACGATAGAGTATTCATTGGAAGTGTCATTCTTCTTGTCACGGACTACCAGACGAATTGCACCAGCATCGCCAATTGCAGAAATATCAGGAAGTTGATAAACTGATGCCGCCTTCACCAATTTTTCCAGAGAACCAGTTTCCAACTGAAAGCATACATCCTCAGAAGGAAGTTTAATTTCTTTTTCTGGAGGAGAAATAATCACATTCGGGTCGGCATAGAAATACTTAACCCGCCGTTTACCTTCACGAATAGTAATATAGGAATCCTCAGCAAAATCAAGGTCAGGGTCTTGATGAAGACTCAAACCATTTAAGAACTGGTTAAGGTCATAAATTGCAAAATCACGAGGGAACTCCTCGGTGATTTCTGCTTCCGCCAAAATGTTCTTGGCAATAGAGATTGTACGGAGTTTATTGCCTTGCTTGACAAGGATGGACTGATTAATACCAGCAAAGTTCTTGAGAAGAGTCAAGGTATTATCAGAGAGTTTCATAGTGTTTTGTTTCAATTTCATAATAATCAACGGGAGAATTCAGATAGTCCATTATCTTTGCGAGTGTAATGCCCGTCAAAGTGAAGTAGTAGCATAGCATAATGAATGACTTTCATCAAATCACGCTTATTGCGTCCATCCTTGTCACCATAACGAGAACCGTATTTAAGGATGTTTGCCTGACAGAATCCTGCTGCCAATTTCTTTGCTGCCATCAAATCAATGGTTTGAATGTCAGCATAACCATCACTATCACCGCAATAATGTCCGTGATAGGTGCTAGTCACATAATCCTCAACATCTTTGAGAATTTTATCTTCGTTATATTTCCAAAGATGATTTGGTTTATCAGTCATAGTAATTTTATATTCAACTAGATTTTGTTCGTCCTCGGGTCCAAACATAAAGGGGGAAAGTCATAATTTACCTTCCCCAATTATATCAGAAAGGAACGTTAATGTCAATATCAGAACCCTTAGCACCCACAATGGTCGGTTCAGCAGTCTCTGAAGGCATTACAAAATCAGCATCAACCTTATCGTACAGTTCTAGGAAGGCAGTCTTGGTTTCATCATCAAAACGGTTGACACACACCTGAATCGCCTTTGCCTTATCGCCAAAGATGCTGTAAGCACGAATGATATGAACGAGACGGCGGGTGGAGATGATTTCTTCAATACCACCATCATAGAACGTTTTCCTAATGATATCGGCCCAATCAACCAATCGCTTGCAAAAATCACGGTCTTCCACACCAAGATCCAGAGCAACGCCTTCCAGGATCTTCTGCTCGGTAGCAGGAGCAGGATAGGATTGCTCAAAGGTCACGGGGAAACGCTCAAGGAATGCTTCATTGAGCACGTTGGTGCCAATGAACCTACCGTCATCAGAACCCTTACCTTTGGTGTTTGCGGTAGCAACTACAGTGAACCCAGAAGCTGGTTTCACATAACGACCAATTTTTTTGAGAAACACTCCCTTACCTTCCAGAACGGATTGAAGGCACAGAATCTTATTAGATGCAAGGTCAATCTCATCCAGCAGGAGTACAGCACCACGCTCAAGTGCTTCTACCACAGGACCATTGTGCCAGGCAGTTTCACCATTTACAAGACGGAAACCTCCAATCAGGTCATCCTCATCAGTCTCAATGGTAATGTTCACACGAATCATTTCACGCTTGAGTTGAGCACACGCTTGTTCCACCGAGAATGTTTTACCATTACCCGAAAGACCCGTAATGAACGCAGGGTAAAAAATATTGGACTGAATAATTTTTTTAATATCGTTAAAGTTACCAAACTTGACGAAGGTATCATCTTTTTCGGGAATAAGATTTTGTTCGGTGGGAGGAATCACGGCAGGTGCTTGGAAAGTGCGCTCAATCTCATCAACATGTTGTTGAGTCACTTCCAAATTCCAACGACCACGATCAGTTTTAAAAGGTTCAAGATAACGAGTCACGGTAGGATAAGAAATTCCTTTAGATGCACAATAACCACGAACATCACCAGCAGAAAATTCTGCGCCATACAGAGACTTGAGTTCGGAAATGAGTTGTTCGTTGTTCACAGAAGGTTTGCGAGACATGATGTAATTAGGTATGTTTCATTTGAACTCCCATATTATACACACAAAAAAGGGGCAGGTAAGTGCCCCTTGTGACGGTTTGGAAAGTGGATCAGATGGATCAGACAACCAACTCAATAAACTCTCCAAGAATTTTTTTATTCATTTTTTTACTTTTAAGACTCTTCGCAAAGGCAGATTTGATTTGTGCCTTTGTAGCATCATCGGCAACAGAAAATTCAGATTCCTGTGAAAGAGAATTTGCAGAAAGACCAAAATAAGAATGATATCCAGACTTCTTGATGGTAAATGCCTTCTCTTTTTTCCAAGAGTTCATTACCTTATCATATTCATCACCATAATATCCATAGTACCGGCGAATAAAATGTCCAGAATCACGAGACTCAAGAACACGAATACCAATAAAGTTGATATCAACAAACTTGTCCCGCAAATTGCGAAGAAGAATATCAGTGAATTCGTGATATTCACAATCACACGAATAAGTCATTCCAGTCTTACGATCACGAAGAAAGGCATTGGCACCAATATGAGAAGTTCCCAGATAAGGTTCCACCTCCCAATGACGCTTAACTTCACGATGATATTTGAGAAGACATCCTTCACCGTCAGTTAGAACAACACACTGAACCTTTTGAAGTTTGTTTTCTTTCTGGAATTTGGGCAGAATTTGATGCAAAGCAATCAGAGATTCGTTCAAAGGAGTTCCAGAAAGAGTCAGACCTGGAGGAGTGCTGTAATAGCACTGATTGTGATAAGCAAAAGAAACCGCAAGACGAAATACATTCAGCATTTGCTCTTCAAGCGTTTTGCCATTCACTTTACTGGTAAGAAGGTTCATCAAAGAAAACCATTCACCAACCTGAATAAGTCCATCTTTCTTTTTGTAAGAGAGTTGACGAAGTGTTGCTTTACCGTTCTCGTCATATTTCACCAAAGGATAATCAGTGGTAAAAGCATAAACTTCAAAAGGAATAGAAACCTTTTTGCAGAACCATAAAAGATTAAAAAGTTGTTTGATGGTATCTTCCATCACATTTGACATAGATCCAGACCAATCAAGAATAAACACCAATCCATGGTTCTTACCATCAGAAAGAGTAGTTACTTTCTTAAACAAATCTTCATTATATTTGTAGGTATGAAGTTTAGTGCAGTCCAAAACACCAGTACGTGCAGTAGAAGCACGAGCATAAGAGTCTGCTGCTTTACGACATTCAAACTCTTTCACCAGATAGTTGACTTCCTTTTGAGCAGAACGCTTAAACTCGGCAAACTTTTTATCAATTGCACCAAAAATATCAGCATACTTCCACCCCCGTTCCTCAAGATAATTATTCCAATATTGTTTGCAATTAGAATGAATTTCTTCATTTGGGACAATCACTTTATCCAAGTCAAGTTGAGGTAGTTCAAGATAGACATTCTCATATCCATCGTGATTGACAAGTTCTTTCAGTGCCTCTTCCAGAGACTCCATTGTCTTGACTTCAGGTTCTTCATCCTCTTCACCACCATCATTTGTGGGTTGCTGTTGAGGTTTCTGCTGAGAATTTTCCTCAGAAGAGGGAGCACCATCAGAAGATTCGGACTCAGGTTGGTCGTTTTCACCCTCCTGCTGATCAGAAAAATCAGAGGCAGGTTGCTGACTCGCACCACTATCCTGAGACTCCAGATTATCCATAGGAGTCTTAGTTTCTTCCTGTTGTTTTTGCTTACAATACTTATAGAGTGCCTCTGCAGCAATCAGAACATCAGCAAAAGTCTCAGTATCGGCAATCAGATTGATGATTTCAGTCTCTTCACCACGCTCAATCGGTACATCCACATAATTACCAATCTTGAACCAAAGGTTTGCACGATCGGCAAGATTATAAGTTTCTACATTATCATCTTTGATTTGAAAGAAGTCATCATCGGCAAGTTCCTTATAACCAGCGTAAAAACTTTTAGGAGAACCTGGATACTTCCTTTTACAAAGTTTTTCAATACGGGCGTCTTCTACAATATTTACAAATTGTGGGGGAACTTTAACATCTTTAGTCCAATCAAAATTAGGGGTCCAAAGTGCGTGACTAATTTCGTGGAGAACTAGCATTGTGTAGATATTATCACTTGCTTTTTCCCACATAGGAAGCGTAAGAACACGAGTGTGGACATTAAAACAAGCGGTCTCCACCTTCTTGTGCTCAACCACAAGGTCCTCTGTCGCTAGAAGACGGGCAAGAGACCCCTTAACTTCAAACTTAACGGTCATTGAGATTTGTGCGATATGCGAGTATCATACAAAAAAAGAGGGTGGTGAGACCCTCTAATGTGCCAGTTTAAAAAGTGGTCTCACTCTTTCCTAATTCAATCTATATTCGGTCTGGTTTTGATTTTTCTCAAATCTTGACCATGCATAGTATTTCTTGGATCATCACCAACATCGACAGTAGATTTAATCGCTCTCATTTTTTTAGATTTTAACTTAGAGCTTTGACCGGCATAAGAATTTGGTCTTTTAAGATAATCACGCTCGTGTTCAGCAGCCTTCTTATTTACTTTATCACTCGGAAATTCCTTTTTTTCCTCATCAAGAATTTCTTCAACAATACTCCCAATCCATGCTTCACTCATAGCGCACATGATTGCCTCTGCAGACTTCTCATCAGAAGCAAAACCTTCATCAAGAAGATATGAAAGAACTTCTTCGCGGATTGAACGAGTATTTTGATATTCAGATCCGTGACCTCTACTACCAGTCATTCTATGTTGAGAAAAAGTATTTCCTACCCTATCATCACCTCTCTCCTTTCTTGCTACTCTTCTTTTCTTTTCAAACTCGTGCCTTTTTGCAGGACCCAATTTTTTCTTAGGAATTGGTTGTCCTGTAATACCTTCTTCGGTTTCGTCTTTTGCCATCGCTACAAAAACTTTTTAGTTATTTATAAAAGAAAAAGCGTCCCCGTGTTGGAGACGCTTCTTGAGTGCTTGGCGTCGTGCCTTTGCTTGTCGGAGTGCTTGTGGTTTAAGTTTCCGCTTCTGCTCCTTCTTGGAGTGGTGATACCGATTGGGGACGTTCATTTTCCTGTTGGGCGATGAGACCATCATACTATGTAGGATGGTTGCCGTCAAGACTCCGATTTATAAGAAAATCCGTTCTTTTTCTCAAAACGAATCACATTATCAAACTTGTCGTGTAAGTCGGACTTATGGGAGATTACAAAAATATTAGAATCCTTAATCACATAACGAATAATCTTCAAGAACTCATCAGCACCAAATCCATCAAGTGAAGAATCAAATACCTCATCAAATAAAAGAATGTTACAGTTCACGGAGTTCTTAACTCTAGCAACCTCACGCCAGGCAAAAATAAGGGCAAGGTCAATTCTTGCCTTTTCACCCTCACTAAAAGAACTATAAGAAAAGTCTTCGTGAATAGGAGATTGTATGCTCTCATTAAACTCAGAATCAAGATGGAAATTAATATAAAAATCCATCATCTGCAAATAACGATTGACCTGTTGATTAATAAAAGGCAGATACTTTTTAATAATCTTAGTTTTTACTCCATCATCCTTAAGAAGGGAATGGGCAAAATCATAATAAACAATTTGTTCTTTATTTTCTGATAGATTTTCGATTGTGGTTTGTAACTTTTCTCTAAACTGTTCTAACTTCTCATGTTCAGTATTTCGATTTTTAAGTTGTTCGGTAAGTTCCTGAACTTCAGATTCAAGATCTCGGATTTGTCTTTGATTAAGAGAAATTCGAGTATTGTTTTGAGAAATCTCATGATTGAGTTTAGTAATCTCCTTTGATAGAGCGATAAACTGAAGTTCTCGTTCTTCTTCCAACTTGATTGTGTTTTCAAGTTCTTTATATCCATCCTGTAGTTCTTTCGCTTTATTTTGAGCGTCAGCAATCTTATCTAGGCGAAATCTTTCATCAATCGATTGGGTGCAAGTAGGGCATACCGTATTTTCATTAAAAAACTTATGCTCTTTAGTAATGTTAGATACTTTCTGAGAGATTTTACCTTTAAGATTGTTAAGTTTCCGCAACTTTTCATCAACACCAACAACTTCTTTTTGCTCTTTCGTATATCTAAAAATATCTTCTTCAATCGAAGAGTTTTGATCTGAATAAGAATCAACTTCTTCCATCAACTTTGTAATCTTTTGTTGATTATTGTTGATTTTATCTTTGCCCCTATTCTCCAACTCTTCAATAAAGTCCTGCTGCATTTGGACTTTTTCTTTTAGATTTTGCTTTGAGAGTTCCAGAGATCTAATAGAGTCTTTTTGTTCTCTTATTTTTTCTTTGAGAAGACTATTCATTGAAGAAAAAATACGAATGTCCAGCAAGTCCTCAATTACCTCACGACGATTTGCGGTTGTAAGTTGCATAAAAGGAACAAAGTCACTAGAACCTAATATCACGATTTGAGCAAATGATTTATAGTTTACCTTAAGAATACTTTCTTCCAAGATTTTTTGATTTACACGGTCATCTGCTTCCTTGTGAAGGAGATTGCCATTTACTTCAATATCAAAAATATTGGGTTTTATTCCCCGACGAACCAGATAGTTCTTACTATTAATAGAAAACTCAATTTCTACAACACAATCCTTTTCATTAGTAGTATTGATAAGTTGATTTTTATTAATACGGCGAAATGCTTTATTAAATAAGGCAAATGTTAGTGCATCTAAACAGGTTGATTTTCCAGCACCATTTGTTCCAATAATAAGATTGGTATGATGCTTTTGGAAATCTATTTCTGTAAATTGATTGCCGGTACTTAAAAAGTTTCGATATCTTATTTTCTTAAAAGTAATCATAGTTGAGGTGGAATCACAATGTCATTAGGAGTAATCACGGCATACTTATAGTTGTGCATTTTACAGGTCTTTATTGCCAGTTCATCATCTACTTCTATTACTTCCATTTCTTTACTATAATTTTCATCCTCTTCAAGCATTATAGCATATCTTGTTGCATCATCTTCTTCCTCAAATAGAAATAAGACTTTTTCACCATACCTATCCTGAACTGCAAATGCTCCATCATCTTTGCGTCCCTTAAGAGTCAGTAAAAACATCATTCCACCTCACAAGACTGTTTATATAAATCCTGAAAAATAGTTTTGATACGATTTTTATCAAACTCAATCTCTGATTCGTCTATGTAACGGTTGAGAATCGTAATGGTATTTTCATCATCATCGATATGGAACTCTTCTGATTCTTGAATCTCAAAGTTTTCAATGATCTTGAGTTCCTGAACACCAATACCGTAAAGTTTATCCACAAACTTCTCAAAGTCTTTTGGTTTTGACTTTTTACGAACAATGACTTTTACAATCTTATTCTGATATTCTGAGGCATTAAATAACTGATGTGGAGTATCCTCATAATAAACATTATAAAAAAGTTTGTAAGGATTGTTGATTGGAGTGTGCTCTAGAGTTTCGGTATCAAAGATATGAAATCCGCGAGTATCATTCACATCCGTCCAATACATTTCATAAGGATTACCAAGATAGAAGATGCGTCCATTATCAGAACGAGTGTGGTAATGACCAGAAAATACTTTTTGGAACTTTGAAAAAATATTCGGGTCCAGTCCATGGTCCTCCATTACAAGATGTTTATTTACTCGGAATCCTTGAAGTTCCAGATGACCCATCGCAATCTTTGCTTTGGATTTTTTAATGACTTTTAGAGTTTCATCATGATTCTCACTACAAATCCAAGGAATAAAGGTCACATCGATTCCACCAACCTTTGTATTTGTAGGAGAACTATATGTTTTTATGTTGGAATAATCGTTTAGAAGAAGTGATGGTGAGTTTACATCATTAGAATTTTTAAAGTAACAATCATGATTTCCAACAATCATATGAACTTCATATTTCTTAAGAGGGTCAAAAACAACTCTCTTTGCCCACTCAAGACTCTGATAATCAATTGATTTACGACTATCAAAAGCATCTCCCATATGAATGACTATCTCTACTCCATGTTCTTCAAGTGCAGGGAAAAATACATTCTTATAAAACAGTTCAAAATAATCATGAAGATGTTTGGAACCTTTACGGCACCCATAGTGGCTGTCTGTAAAAATAGCTACGCGAGTCATCGGTTATTTCTGTATTGAATAGCATCTTTCATACTGTTAAACTCTGAATTATTTCCAGAGAGCAACCCATCATCAATCGTCATAACTTCATCATATCCGGTTCGTTCAATAATCTTTGTCTTAATCTCTAGTTGTCTTTTTTCCTTCTGAATACGCCTCAAAAAGGCATAGTGAATAATCTGAGTAAAATAAGCAAAAGGGTTACTGGATTTTTCTGGATCAAAGTTATGAATATATTGAACGGAGTTCTCAATACCATCAGAAATCATATCTTCTCTAAACATATAGTTTACAAAGTTTGGTTTATATGATAGGTGTGTTGCAATCTTAAGAAAGCATTCTCCGAGATAATCTGGGATTCTGGGTTTACCTTCCCATTTTCCTGCTTTTGGAGGATGTTCATCATACTTCTCAAAGTATTTTTCTGCTGCCTTCTTTACCTTACTTTTATAAACAATAATAGCTTCTAGAAACTCTTTATTGTTTACATAATGCTCTGAATTTTTTTTAGGCATAACATTGGACTTTTAGTATAAGTTGTTTTTATTATAGCACATATTCAAGGGGCTTGACAAGTCTTGAAAATACATGTAGACTAGGTTTGTCCCCGTTGAAGGATAAGTTTTATCTAAGCTTTTATTAAAGACATTAAGACTTTTTCTTAAATAAATCTTCCAGTTTCTTACGGGCATCTTTTACAGTATCAATGTATCCCATTTCAGAATCCAAAGATACTTGACCACCCGGTTTATAAACTTCAACAGAGTCATCATTTAAGTAGTATTCATATAACTGAATTAGTTTTGTATCTTTAGATTCAGTCATAGTAATCACTTTATCAAGTTTAATAAAGAAAATATCATCATCAGAGATCTCCATCCAAGGTTTAATCTTAATATAAGAAATATCATTAGAATTAGTAACAGTTTTCATTATTACTGGTCTTTGTAGAATAATAATAGGGTCTCCATCATTCTCGTCTACTGAAATAAGAGAGAATATCTCCTCTCCTGATACTAACTTAAGTATGGAATAAAACTCTTCTTCCATTAGTTTTTAAGAGGTATATTTACGATTTCATAGTTAAAGTGTTCCTCATTATATATTTTGATTCTTTCTATAAGATGATTTAGAGTATAGTTTTTTCTGGACTTGTAACTTACATCATCAGCAATATCATAAAGAGTTGCCTTTGTTTTATTGTTTCCTTTTCTTAGGACTCTTCCGATTGATTGGAGGTTTCTGATTCTTGATTTACTAGGTGAAGCAAATATAACATTATGAAGATTTCTGATATTGACACCAGTAGAAAAAGTGCCATAGGAAGCAACGATGATCGCATTATTTTCTTTCTCCGTTATTTCTCTTACTTTTTCTCTGTCTTCAACATCAACACCACCGTGAATAAAAAATACTTTATGTTGATCTTGCTTGTGAGTATTTATAAGTTCGTATAGAGGTTGACCATGAGTTTCTACTCTTGTGAATAGAACTAAAGTGTTTCCTTTCAGATCAAGTGCTAGATTTTTAATAAAGTTATTTCTCTTCTGATGATTGATTAAATACTGAACTTCATCTTCAAAGGTCTCAAATCTCTGCGGTAAATGTTTAAGTAATAAGATCTTAATGTCCAGATCGGCAATATGACCCTTTTCCATTAACTCATTTGTTCTGATGATTTTATAAGAAGGTCCAAAAAGACCTTCCAGAACCCACTTATGAGTTTCTGATCCATCTAGTGTTCCGGTAAATCCAAAACGATATTTTGCATCAGAAAGTTTAGTCATTATAGATACTAATGACTTTGATTTAAACTGGTGTGCCTCATCTCCCACAACAACATTAAATCTAGAAAAGTATTGTCTTGGAAGTTTGTAAATCGACTGCCAAGTTGTAATAATGACTTGAGAATCTGTTTCTCTTTCTTTTCCAGCATAGATTTTGTGGCAGTATGAACCAACATCCCATCCATAATCTGAAAAATCTTTATACATTTGTTCTACAAGGGATGTCGTTGGAACAACTACGAGAATATTTTGTTGCCTCTCAACATAATATCTCACAATCCCATATATCATCAGGGACTTTCCAGAAGCAGTTGGAGATATCAGCAACTTTCTATTATGTTTTAAGGCGTCGTATACTCCCTCTATTTGATAGTCGCGTGGAGTATGAGAACAAATAGATTTTAGATAATCACTCACACCTTCTTTTGATATATTTTCATTCACCTCAAAAGGAAGACCATAAAACTTATTCTTTACAAACTCATAGGTATATTCGTGATCTTTACAGAACTGAATCACACGATCTAAAAGACCAATATAGATTTCTTGAGTGTTGATATTAAACATATAAATTTTACCATCCCACCACTTGTTCTTGTAGGAGGGGGAAAATTTTGCATTAGGGACCTCAAACTGAAATGCATCACGCAATTCGTAATAGATGTGAGGTTCCGCTTCTATCTGCAAATATACTTCGTTCTTTTTTGATATCACCAAATGAGACATTCATAACATATCAGTTATGAGTATTTATTCGGTCAATTGTACCCTGCGGTGAACTTCATAAACTCAATAGAATTTTTAATTTGATAAGTCCTATTGGAAATGCATTTAATAATCTCTTCTAGAAACTTCAACATCACATCATAATATCTGACTTTTAGGTCTATTTTATTGAGTCTCTCATCAGCGTCCATATGCCTCTGTAAGGCGTCTTTATCTCTAACCTTATACGGAAATGGTTCTTCAACATATGCCTCTGCTGGTGCCTTTCCTGAGTAGTAGTTGTATCGTTCTAAACGAACTCTATTATATGTTTCTCTTGCCTTTTCACGAAGAAGAGTGATGGTATTATATAGAGTATAATATTTTGAGTGAAGTTGAGGTATTTTGAGTGACTCTTCATGTAGATTATCAGGATCAATCACAGAGTCTCTTTCCCACATTTCCTGAATTTCATCTAAATTGAGATTCATAAAGGTTTGTTGTTTTTATCTAGGATATTATAGACAGTATACTTGAAAGATACATCTGCTGTAAAGTATTGAATATCTGTTTGTGTAGCATCAAACTGTAATGAACTTAATGATACTGGAAATAAATCCTTAAACTTTACTACGGCAGTTGTATTATAATTGCTGTTTAGTATATAAAGACTTCCATCACTAAATGCTCTTTTAGGATCTTGTGGTTGAGTTACATCATTGACTACAGAAATAAGATCATTATATTGTTGAGTTGTTTCCGGAAATCCAAGACCGGTCAACCAGTTATGAATCGCCATATAGTTTTCCATATTCTCATCAACCATAAATCTCAAACTCAAATCTCCATAGGTAATTTTATCACCAGGAATATCAAGATCCTTTAAGTATGATGGTTGAGTATTGAGAGATAATGTAATTTCTGGTATTCTTGCCGTATTACAATAAAAGGCAACTTTAGGTTCTTTTGCTAGTGAAAACTTAAACCCAACTGGTGATAGAAAGTTCCTATTATCAATTTGGTTGGGAAAGGAGCAAGACATTTTTATTTTTATTTAGATATAAAAAAAGGGACCCGAAGGTCCCCTTGAGATTGTGAGAAAGACTCACATGAGATTTGAAACTTTGACTCTCCTGTAGTAGTTGTTAGCGTTGACGGTAAGAGCACCCTGACCCTGGACTGTACCTTCCGCGAATGGATTGGCGACCATGCCGTAGCGGGTCTTAAATCCAATCTTGGGCTGGAAGGTGTTCTCACCAACGGCACGAACCATTTGGAGAGGAACATAAGGGCAGTAGAACATACCAGCGTCATAAGGAGAAGTACCCTTATAACCAACAACATAGAACTGATTAGGAGCCACGTTTGCGGAATATGGGTCAATATAGACTCTATACTTACCTTGAAGAACTCCAGCAAAAGTATTGCCGGTGTCGTCAACATTCAGGTTAGCATTAAGAGCAGGGGTATAATCCAGAACTCCAGCCATTGCTAGTGCGGAAGCAACGTCAGCGGAGCAAAGGATCATATTACCCTTTCCTCTACGAGTTTGCTGTGCGATAGCGTTAGCATCTCTTTCGATCTGGAAAATCAGACCCTTGAACTTCTCAACAGACCAACGACCGTTGGAGTCAACGTCAAGGTCAAAAGTACCGGCAGTAGCGGTATTTGCTTGAGCACCAGGCTTAGCAATATTATAAATGGTTCTGATGACTTCACGGTTGATTTCAGCAAGAATCTCAGTTGAGAGAATGTTTGCTAATTCCGCTTCGGCATTCAGACCGTGAATTGCCTTGAGGTCCTGAGCGAGCTCAAGTGAGTACTCAGCCTTGAGTGCTCTTGACTTTGCAGTAACGGTGACTTTCTCGATTGAGAATGCCATCTCGTTGAACTGATTATTTGCAGCATCTCCAAGACCCTCAGAGTCTCCGGTATTCATTCCGCTGGAATAATTATAAGTTCCGGCAGGGCTATCATTCAGAACGCTTGGGTTGGTTCCTGTCTGAGCGGCAGTAGTACCAAAACCAACATTACCAGATGGAAGAGTACCAGCAGCGTTCTGAGCACCGAATCTTGTATTTGCTTCGTTGTAGAATGCTTCAGTTCCAGACTGATTGGTATAACGTGAACGCATCGCAAAGATGAGTCCAGTGGGACCGTTCATTGGTTGAACGCCACACAGATCATAAGCGATCAGGTTGGGCATTGAGCGTCTGATTAGAGAAATCAGAACGGGGTCGAAACCGGCGGTAGGACCGGTAGCACCGGATAGACCACCAAATCCACCGGAAGCACCAGCAGCGTTACCGGAGTTAGTTGGAGATTCGTAGAGGAAATCACGCTCTTCGCGGAGTTCTCTCTCTTGGTTTTCTAGCAGGATAGCGGTTACAGATCTGCGATGTGCATCTTTGATCTGATCCATTCCGGAATAGTCCAGAATTG